GAGATGTCACATTTCAATCGGCTTCTTATGTAGCCGGATATATACAAAAGAAAATTAATGGCCCAATGGAAAAAGATATAAATCCTGAAACAGGCCTCAGACATTATGAAATAATGTCGGCCGATGGCGAGATCATTACTCGCCAAAAAGAATACTCTACTATGAGCCGGAACCCGGGCATAGCCGGTAACTGGCTCACCCTACACCATACTGACGTTTATCCGTCAGACAATCTTCATATTAATGGCATGGCAATGAAACCCCCTAAATATTTCGATAGGGTTTTCGAACACGACCTAATACAATTCCCCCAGGGAGCTGCAATTATTGCAGATCTAAAGGAAAAACGTATCGAAGAAGCAAAGAACTACGCACATCTTCGTACACCAGAAGCTCTAGCTTATCTAGAGAAAACTCACAAAGCAAAAAACGCTTTACATAAAAGGAAAAAACTATGATATTAAATAAATATACAATCTACGATTCAGCTCTAGAAGCATACCATCAAGATTACTCACTAGAAAATGATGCGATAGCACTCAGACAATTTGCCGACATGGCAAATGAAGAAACACAAATAGCCAAAAACCCTGAAGACTATAGCCTATGGCATATAGGCACCTTCGAGACAACAACCGGCGAATTAAATCCTATTCAACCTACCTGTATTGCCAAAGCACATGAACATGTGCTATCATCTAATAATGGCAATAAAAAGAAATCATCAAAATAGTTTATTTTGACCTATGAAAGAGATATATAATTAACATAACACAAATTATGCGAACTCAAAGACCCCGACATTATGAGAAATCCACACAAGCACAACACTAGAGTTGGCAGTGCGCGCCAACATCAATTTTCCGAAGTCCCTCATGCTGATATTCAAAGATCTACTTTCGATAGATCTCATGGACTTAAAACCACTTTCAATGCGGGACAATTAGTCCCCATTTATGTAGACGAGGCTCTACCAGGAGATACTTTCTCCTGTAACTTAACTGCTTTCTCTCGTCTAGCAACACCAATACATCCTACCATGGACAATGCATTCATGGATACCCATTTCTTCGCAGTCCCAGTACGACTTGTATGGGACGATTTCGAAGAATTTATGGGAGAAACAAAAACATATCAGGCTGCGGGTTCCTCTAGATTAGATGGAACACCCGACTTTACAGTCGCCGCACCAATACCTCCTACTATAACAGCCGGAGGCTCAGGCGAAGCCGAACACTCTTTATCCGATTATTTCGGTATACCAACTAAAGTTGCTGGATTAGAATTCAGTGCATTATGGCACCGAGCATATACGCTCGTCTGGAACGATTGGTTCCGAGATGAAAACCTGCAAGCACCAAAAACATTATTAACAACCTCTGGAGCAGACGCTACAACTTATAACCTCTTAAATAGAGGAAAAAAGCATGATTACTTTACATCAGCACTACCGTGGCCTCAAAAAGGCGCAGATGTAACTATACCATTGGGAACTACTGCTCCTGTTGTTGTAACTGGAACTACTTCTGAACCTGTAACCTATTTTGATGGTGGTAATACTAACGTAGGTTTTCTGGGTACTGGTACCGTAGCAGAAACATTAAAAATTAATGCTGATTTAACTGAAGCAACAGCAGCAACTATCAATCAACTTCGATTAGCATTTGCAACACAAAAATTTCTTGAAATACAAGCCCGTGGCGGTTCAAGATATATCGAAGTAATAAAAAATCATTTTCAAGTAACTAGCCCAGACGCTAGATTACAACGTCCTGAATACATTGGGGGAGGAAGCTCACCGGTCAATATTAGCCCGGTCGCTCAAACCTCCTCAACTGATAGCGTTACCCCGCAAGGTAACTTATCCGCTATCGGTACAACGGTACTATCAGGACACTCATTCACTAAATCCTTTACCGAACATACTATCGTTATCGGACTAGTTTCAGTCCGTACAGATCTAACTTACCAGCAAGGCCTTAACAGAATGTTCTCTCGTGAAACAATCTACGATTACTACTGGCCTACTCTATCGACTATCGGCGAACAAGCCGTTAAAAACAAAGAGATCTATGCTCAAGGATCCGCAGTAGATGAAACTACATTCGGTTTCCAAGAACGCTATGCAGAATATCGTTATAAACCAAGTTCTGTTACTGGAAAATTCCGCTCTAACGCTACAGGCACCCTTGAATCATGGCATTACGCACAAGAGTACGCTTCATTGCCACTCCTTGGTGATTCATGGATACAAGTTACAGACACTAACGTCCAACGTACATTAGCTGTAGCAACTGAACCTCAATTCATATTCGATTCACTATTTAAACTCCGCTGCACTCGTCCAATGCCAGTTAACTCTATACCCGGCGGAACACATTTCTGATGGGTTGGTTAAATGAACTATCAGAAGGCGCCGGAAAAGCCCTAGGCGGATTATTCGGCCTAGGCGGTAGCGCTATATCAAGCGCGGCACAAATTAGAGAAGCTGCCAAACAACGCTCATTTCAAGAAAGAATGAGCAATACACAAGTACAGCGCCGAATGGCAGACCTCCGCAAAGCCGGAATAAATCCAATTTTAGCCGGTACAGACGGAGCAAGTTCACCAAGCGGAGCTATGGGAACAGTACAAGATCCAACCTCATCGGCTTTAGCCGGTATGAGAGCAAAACAAGAACTAGCCAATCTAGATGCACGAACTAACGTGCAATATTCTCATGGAGATTTGCTAGATGAACAATGGAAAGCAATGGAAGGCAATGTTGAGTATGCAAGAATGTATAAAAAATTCCTTCGAACTAAACGTGGAAAAGCATGGTTCGAAACTCAAATGTTCCTTCCTCAAATAAACTCTGCCGCAACTATAGCCGGCGGAGTACTTTCCTATAAAAAACTTAAACAATTACTCGGCGGTAAATCCGCGGGCAGAGGATCACTATGACTACTAAAAGAAAAGCCACAGGCATTAAAAAGAACGTATTTCGTTCAGCCTACAATCTAGGCAACGAAAACTACAGCGAATCATTCACAGATGGATTGACTGAGCAACATCACACAGACGCGTGTGATATTAACAAGATACTGGCACAATTCATGGAAACAGGAATCATGCCACAAACAAAAGCAAACCCACAATACGCAGACGTATCAAACGTGGATTTTCAAGATATGCAAAATACATTGGCAAAGGCCAAAACGTTATTTGAAGAATTACCGGAACAAGTGAAGGATCGCTTCAATAACGAAATGCACACATTCCTACAATTTGCAGAAAATCCCAACAACCTCCAAGAGATGGAGGAAATGGGTTTAGCTATTAAAAACGAGCGTTTAGCTCAAGCCGTTCAGGCACAAGCTGGGGAGGAAACAACGTCCCTCCCAGCAGACAACGAGGACTCGTCCGAGGCGTCAGAACAGTTGTCCACTTGATACAACTGTAACGACTGACACCTTTTGGTGGAAGGAGTGATAAAAATAACCTCAAAAATTAAGGAGAGAGAAACAATGAGAAGACCAAGAAAAATGAGACTTAGAAAATCTAAAAGACTATTCTCTCGCACAGCAGCGAGAACACATAGAAAAAATTCTTTAAGAAGATCTAGACCATTGAGAGGTGGAATCCGACTCTAGCCCCGACGGTTAGAGTCAGACACCTCCTTTATCATACACCTAAAATGGAGAAACTACTATGCCATGTTTTCACCCACTTAAAGCCTACCGTTCTTTAGAAGGCGGTATACAATTTCATAGTCCCTATTCAGATCTAGATCATTCATTCCCTATTCCCTGTCGACAATGCACAGGATGTCGAACAGAATACGCTCGACAATGGGCAATGCGCTTAACTCTTGAACAAGAGATGTGGGACAACAACATCTTTATAACCCTTACATATGACAATGATCATTTGCCCGAACATAATACCTTAGTTAAAAAAGACTTTCAGTTGTTTATGAAACGTCTTAGGAAAAAAAAATCCGCCTCTAAACAAAATCCGATACGCTTTTTTCACGCCGGAGAATACGGCGAAAAATTCGGTCGTCCACATTATCATGCAATACTATTCAATACTAACTTCTCAGATAGAGAAGCTCTACAAGGCCATAAAGCACTTACTACATCTAAAACATTAGACACACTATGGGGCAAAGGTTTTGCCTCCATAGGAGATGTCACATTTCAATCGGCTTCTTATGTAGCCGGATATATACAAAAGAAAATTAATGGCCCAATGGAAAAAGATATAAATCCTGAAACAGGCCTCAGACATTATGAAATAATGTCG